TAAGGTTGGTCGTATAGACTTATTTGGCATTGATTTTTCTTATAAAGAGAATATGCACTTTGCAGAGGCAGGTAGAGCATGTGTAGAGTTTTGGATTAGCAAATGTATGAGCGCTGATATATTAGTTGGTATTAGTGGCAGATCGACAGTATTAGACTCTAATGTGCCAGCCACAGAAAAACTTTATGGTTTTCATAGATTAGACAAACCTTTAGTAGCAGTGCCGCATGAAGGCAAATTTATTATCGGTCCTTATGATGAAATAAATACGCAACTTGAGGAATATGGACTTAAAATTAACGAGGACGTAGTGCCACCAGAACCATACAAGGGGTAAGCATGAGTATAGAAAGCGATTTTGTATTAGGTAAAGTAGAGGTTCATTCAACAGAAAATAAAGGACATGACGCTGAATTTTGGGCAGCACAAGCTACAAAGAAAATTTGCGACATTTCAGACAATGCTCCAGCACATGTTAAACAACAGGCTTTGGCTTTTCAAAACCAAGTTTATACTGTAATCTTATATACTATAAAAAATGCGATTAAGTCACAGAACACGACTTACTCAAATTTATTAAAAGAACAAGGCCATGAAGACATGGCTAAAATATTAAAGGAGCTATAATGGCAATTACATCGGCAATATGCACAAGTTTTAAACAAGAGCTACTTGTTGAAGGGCATAACTTTACTAATGGAGCTGACTCGTTCAAATTAGCTCTATACACAAGTTCTGCTACTTTAGGAGCTGGCACGACTGCGTTTGTTACTACAGGCCAAGCGAGTGGTACAAACTACTCATCTGGTGGTAGCGCACTGACAAATGTCACGCCAACGACTTCTGGAACAACAGCTATCGTTGACTTTGCAGATTTAACCTTTGGTACAGCAACTATCACAGCTAGAGGTTGTTTAATATATAACACAAACAACTCAAATAAAGCTGTGTGTGCGATTGATTTTGGAGGCGACAAAACATCGACCGCTGGCGATTTTACAATAGTTTTTCCTAGTGCAACTGCTACAGGAGCTATTATTAGATTGGCGTAAGATCACAGCAGATATGTTAGACTCTAAATATGCCGCTGACCAAATTAAACTTTAAACCTGGAATCAACAAAGAAGAAACCGATTACTCAAACGAAGGTGGTTGGGTTGACGGCGATAAAATACGTTTTAGAAAAGGTCGTGTAGAAAAAATAGGCGGTTGGGAAAAGTTTTCACCATCTTCTATTATAGGTTCAGCTAGAGCATTACATTCTTGGATTTCATTAGGCGGTTCTCGTTATCTAGGTATAGGCACAACCAACAAGTATTATGTAGAAGAGGGCGGTACTTATAACGATGTCACACCGATAAGAAAGAACACTACTAACGCTGCAACCTTTGCAGCTACAAATGGTTCATCTACGCTTACTGTAACAGATGCTAGTCATGGAGCTGTGAATGGTGATTTTGTAACTTTTTCAAGCGCTGTATCTTTGGGTGGTAACGTCACTGCTGCTGTAATCAATCAAGAGTACCAAATTAATTTGGTTACAGGTACAAACACTTACGAAATAACTGCAAAAGATACATCTGGCTCTACAGTAACCGCAAACTCTAGTGACTCTGGTAATGGAGGTTCTGCTACAGACGCGGCTTATCAAGTGAACTCCGGCTTGGATGTTTATGTTGAATCTACTGGTTGGGGTGTTGGTACTTGGGGTGCTGGAGCTTGGGGTTCATCAACAGCTTTATCAGACACGAACCAATTAAGATTATGGACACACGATAACTACGGCGAAAATTTAATTATTAATCCAAGAGGAGGCGGAATATTTCGTTGGGTTGAAAACGATGGTTTGACAACAAGAGCGGTAGAGCTATCTAGTGTGAGTGGTGCAAATTTAGTGCCTACTCAAGCCTTACAAGTTATTACATCTGAAACAGATAGGCATTTGATAGTATTAGGCGCAGATCCAATCAGCGGTAGTTCCAGAACAGGTACCTTAGATCCCATGTTAATAGCTTTCAGCGACCAAGAAAATGAATTACAGTTTGAGCCTTTATCTACTAATACAGCCGGTTCTTTGCGATTGTCTTCTGGATCCTCTATCGTTGGCGGTATAAAAGCAAGACAAGAAATACTTATTTGGACAGATACATCTTTGTATTCTATGAATTTTATAGGACCACCTTTAACATTTGCTGTAAATTTAATTAATGAAGGAGCGGGATTACTAGGGCCAAAGGCCGCAGTAAATACACCAAAAGGCGTATTCTTTATGTCGAAAAAAGGTTTTTACTACTACAACGGCGCAGTGCAAAAACTACCATGCTCAGTGCAAGACTATGTTTTTTCTGACCTTGATGAAAGTCAAGCCTTTAAATGTTTTGCAGGTCTTAACGAAGAGTTTTCAGAGGTATGGTTTTTTTATCCATCTTTGACCGATAATGAAACCGAAATTTCTAGGTATGTAATTTTTAATTATGAAGAAAATAGTTGGAGTGTAGGATCATTAGAAAGATACAGTTGGTTAGCAGCTGGTGTTCTAAACAAACCATTAGCAGCAGGCGAAGCCTCGTCTACTAAATATATATACGAACATGAAAAAGGTTTTAACAACGACACTGATCCTATGGATGGTGTTTTTGTAGAGTCGGCTGATATTGATATTGCAGACGGCGATCGTTTTGTATTTTTAAAACGCATTTTACCAGACGTATTATTTGTTAATGATATAGGCACCAGTCAAGATCCAGCAATTAATGTTGTGGTCAAACGCAGAGATTTTAGTAATCAAACTTTATCAACAGACTCAACCACACAAATTAAGTCGACGAGCACTTTTGGATCACTAAGATCCAGAGGTAGGCAATTTGTCTTACGTTTTGAAAGCGACGATGATAACACTGCGAGTGACAGAAAAAATTACAAATGGAGATTAGGTAACACTCGTGTAGAGATACAGCCGTCGGGGAGAAGGTAAATGAGCAAGCTATTGCCAACCAACTTACCTTTTGCTACAGGCGAAACAGTTTCAGCCGATACATTTAATCGTTTAATAAGAATATTAGAAATTAACCTTGGTTCAATCGATCCAAATGCTATTCAAGTCTTTAATTCTACAGAGGTAAGTGAATTGCAATTTGCTACTGGAGCGATTATATTTAACAGTACGACAGAGGTTCATCAAGGCTTTGATGGTACAGAGTTTAGAAATCTGTATGAACATCAAACTTACTTGACAGGATTATCTGCTACAATGAGTATAGGTAGTGTGACAGTGAGTACATAATGATAAATAAGTTATTAAGAAAAAGAATATTAGGACTTACAGGAGATGCAGCAACTTTGCCTCCAGAGCGTATGGAAGCAGAAAACCAGCAAGCGATTGATTCTCTATCTGAATTAATGACTCCAGGAAAAGGCACTATATCCCGAGAAATGGAAATATTTAGAAGCACCGCGCCGCAAGGACCTAGACTTATTGATGGCTCGCCTTTACCAGAGGGTATGGTGCCAGGGCCGACTATGACTATGGAGTATAGGGACTACAATCAAAATGGTATAGAAGACAGAAAAGAAGGTATATATTTGCCAAGAGATTTAGTGCCAGAAAGTAGTTTATCGCCAAAGATGAATTATCCAGATGCTTTTTTTGCAAGACCACCAGAAGGCGGTTTTCGTAATATGGATCCTGGATTTGGTCAAAGTTTTCCTAAAACTATGCCAAGTGATACCGACCCTTTAGATGATATGGATGAAGAAACCAAACAACAAATACAAGACTTACTTGGAAAATCACAACAAAAAATACAAGCACCATTAGCTCCATTAGCAGAACAACTTGCTATGGCTGGTGAGGGCGAAGATACAGCATTAGCGCATGTGCGTCCGGGCGAAATAGTAATACCGCCAGAGTTTATGGACGATGCAAAGTTTGAAAGTGCATTAGAAAAGAAGTTCAAAGAATTTAATATAGATCCAGAACAAGCTGTTGTTGGAGCAGGCATAGCTAGTTTAAATCCGCAGACAGGCTTAGAACAATTTGGTTTCTTTAAAAAGCTAGGTAAAAAACTTAAAAAGGTAGTTAAAAAAGTTGCGCCTATTGCAGCTTTCATACCTGGAGTTGGTACAGCTCTTGGTGGTGTTCTAGGCGGTATAGGTGGGTTAGCCACTAAAATACCTGTCATTGGAGGAACATTGGGTAAAATTGGAAGCACTGTTGCAGGAGGTATTGCTAAATTAGGCATACCTGGTATTTCACCTATTGCAGGTGGTACAGCTGGTGGTTTTAGCGGTATTGTACCTGGATTACAAAATCCTTTAGCTGGTGGCATTTTTGGACAAACTGGCTCTACTTTTGCAGGCGGTCCAGCAGCAGGACAAGGTTTAGCAAATCAATTCGGTTTAGGCAGTGGCACACCAAATCAAGTTGCTGCTTACAATCAAGCACAACAAGCTCAAGCAGCTTTAAATAGCATGACTCCAGCGCAAATAGCAGCTAATCCGCAACAATATCAACAGTTACAACAATTAGCTGCTGGAAGCGGCGGTGGTATGTTTAGTCGTATGACAGGCGGCGGTGGCGGAATTGGTGGCTCTGGCGGCGGTGGCGGTGGAGGCTTTTTAGGAGGTCTTGGCCAAGCCTTAAAAATAGGTGGTATCGGGGCATTAGCTGCTGGTTTAGGTAAGCTAGCTTATGAAGACGCACAAAAACAAACAGGCGTGCCTTTAACTCCATTAACAACCATGAGTCCTACAGGCAGATACAATATTGAGGCTGAGATAGCTAGAAGAATGGGCCAACCGACACCAAATCCAGTTGAGTTTGGTTTACTACCAGCAGGCACCATACCAGAGTTATCTGGAGGTAAGCCAAAAGGTATGAGTTTAGGTGGTGCGATTGAAGAACTACAAGGCGGTATGGCTATGGGCATGCAAGAAGGTGGACCTGTTGCTTTGGACTCTTTAGCTCCCGCACCAATATCCAGAACACCAGACATGATGATGTTTTCTATTGACGCAGAAATTAAAAATTTAATGACTGAATACGACATGGTGGTTAGAAATAAAGAGTTTGAAAGAGCACAAATGATTGCAGATGAAATCGATCAACTGCAACAACAAAAAATTGCAATTCAATCACAAAACATGCCACAACAAAAACCACAAAGGAAGGGCATTGGTTCTATGCCAATGATGATGTACGGCGGTCCTGTAATGGCTTACGCTCAAGGTGGAGCTGTGGCGTTGCAAGAAGGTGGTGAGCTTGATCCAAGTCAATTTCCTAAAATGGACGGCGACATAAATGGTCCGGGCACGGAAACAAGTGACGATATACCAGCTATGCTTTCAGACGGAGAGTTTGTTATGACAGGCCGAGCAGTTAGAGGCGCTGGTTCTTATGATATGCAAAAAGATAGTAAGGGTATTATTAGTTTAACACCAAGTTTTAATGAAGACAGAGAAAGAGGCATGGACCTTATGTATAAGATGATGGACACTTTCGCTGGCGAAGCCAAGCCGAGTTAGTTATGAGTTTATTGCGTAATTTGAATACTAGGTTGGGAAGAATAGGCATAGATCCAAATATTTCTATACCACCAAAATTAACACCATCGCTTCCTCGTGGACCTGTAATAAGATTGCCAAAAAAACCACCATCAATCGGCAGGCTGCCATCGATAGCAGAGCCTATGCCGATTGTTAGAAAATTACCTGTTGGTGAGCCGATACCATTCGTGCCACCAATAATACAACCAGAGCCAATGCCTGTAGAACCCATTAGTCCTATAGCAGCTCCAATGCCAATTAGATTGCCTATAGATATGCCAATGCCTGTTGCAGAACCTATGCCAATCTCTATGGCAGATCCTATAGAAGTGCCTGTTGCACAACCTATGCCAATGCCTATACAACAACCTATAGCGACACAACCGCTAGAGCGAATGGATATGCCTATAAACAAAAAAAGAGATTTCATGTCTATTGAAAGAATACCAACGCCACCCAAGCGTCAAGATTTTATGTCAATCGGTGGTCCTGGAGGTGGTTTTGGTTTAGACGAAAGAGATGCAATAGATAGCGGTGTTCCAAGTGCGCCGAGTCCTGGTATCGGTCTTGGAGCTGTAGATGACCTAGGAGTGCCTATCTTTGGTAATCGAGATACACCTGGAGCAAATAGCACTGCATTTGAGAGAAAAAATGATCCAGAAAGTTTAAGACTACAAGGTGGGCCTAAATATACAACAATGCCAGTTGGTCCGAGTGTGCCATTCGAGACAGGGTTAGCACCAGACATTGATCCACCAGCATCAGTTACAACACCACCACCAGCTCCAGTTGCAACCAATCAACCTAGGCCTGCGCCAACAGAAGTTGCACCAACAACACAAACAGATCCAGTTGCTACGACCACTACAACAAGCGCTGGACAAGCACTAAATAATCCATTTGCTGCATCTGTAACACAAAGACAGTCAACGATGGATCCGATAACACAACAATTATTATTTGGTCTTGATGGACAGGGTGGATTTATACCAGGTGCTATGCGAGCAGCTGAAAAAACTTTTTACGATGACGAAGGTAATCCTATCGTTATTGGTGAGCAAGTTGCTGGATTTAGTCCAGACCAAATTGCAGCTATAGAAATGCAAAGACAATCACTTGGATTACAAGATCCGTATATACAAGACGCAAGATCTGCTTTACAAGCATCTATGCAAGCCTACGATCCTAGTATCACAGGTCGATTTTTTAATCCTTTTGAAGATAGAGTAGTACAACAAACCATACAAGATGTTATGGAGCAAGGCGCAAAGTCTGATATTGGAGCATTAGCTGGTAATATTGCAAGAGGCGGTCAGTCTGCATTTGGCTCAAGAGCGCGTTTAGGCGCCGCAGAGCGACAAGAAGCTCTAGGAAGGGGATTATCAGAGGCTTTAGGTAGTTTACGCGCTAGAGGCTTCTCAGAGGCTCAGAGAGCGGGTATGAATGAATTTGCCAGACAAACAGCCGCACAAAGAGCTGGAGCTTCTGGACTTGCAAGTTTAGGTGCACAAGCAGCTGGCGCTTCTTTGAGTGATATTGGAGCTCTATATGGTATGGGTACACAACAACAAACACAGGCTCAACGAATGTTAGATGCGCAACGTAGAAACTTACAACAAAGACAAATGACTCCGTTGCTACAGTATCAAGCATTACAACCATTTGTAAGCATGGCTCCAGCAGGTCAGTTCCAAACTGATACACAGTTTGTTCCAGCACCAAGTCCTATGCAGTCTGGTTTAGGTGTAGGTCTTTCTGCCTTTGGTGCATTAGGACAACTTTATGGTGGCAAAAATTAATTATGGCTATCAGCAGAGCACAAATACCAGAACAGGTAGATATATTTCAAGATGGCGGTGGAGCTAACTCAGATCAGTACAATGCTTTAGTCAAGCAACTGTCTGGCGCTGATTATGATACAAGTTATCAAAAATATTACGATAGACTTTCAAAAATAAGTCCACCAAGAGAAAAAATGAACATATATGAGGTAGCATCCGAGCTAGGCGCTGGTTTATTGTCTACACCCAATACTGGCGTTGGATCTACTTATACAGGATTGGGAGCTGGCTTCACAAGAATTTCAGATAGATTGCAGGCCTCAAAAGAAGAAGACAGAAAAATGCGTCAAAGCATAGGACTACAAGCAGCACAAATGGCTATGCAAAGCGAGGAAAAAGCCTTACAGTTTTTGCGTGATTATGAAATGGAGCAACTTAAATACAGAAACAAAAGAGGTGATCTTTTAACTTTGGTTAAAGATTTGCCAGGTGGCAAAGTAGATACTAAAAGTGTTCGCGATAACTATGCTAACGACACCATGATTAATGATTTGTTAAAAAAGGGATATTATGAAAGAGGCTCTGGTCAAAGCATTAAAATAGAAACAGGACCAAATTACAGCAAAAGAGATGAAAAGGCGATTACCGAACAATATAAATCAGAAGAAGAAATATTAGAAAAATATAGAGCTGGTCTTAGTTCTGTTGCTAATCTTGACGAGGCGGAAGCCATAGCAAATAGATTAGGACAAAATAATTTCGGTACAATAGCAAAATTTACTTTATTTCCAAGACAGCTTTTAGAAGGGTTAGGGATTACCGATGAAAACAGACAGGATATTTTGGGCGATCAGATTTTGCTTAGTCAAATATCTTTAGGTTTTACTATGGATATTGTAAGTAGAACTAAGGGTGCGATTTCTAACAAAGAAATGGAAATGTTTGAAAGAGCATCGCCAGGGTTGGGTTCAAACTATAATGGTTTCTTAAAACAAGTAGAATATTTAAAAAGAATTGCACAAAGGGATGTAGATTTCTTTAAAGCTTACACCGCAGAAGCAAGCAGGCTTGAGGGTTTAGAATTAGATGGCAAAATTTCGGCTAGCCAAGTAAGAAGAGATCTTGCTAAGTTTGAGGGTGATTGGTATGACGAAAACTTACTATTTACTGATGAAGAATATGATGAATTAGAAAAAATAGCCAAAGGCGATTATACGGATGCAGCAGGTAATGTTTATAGCACACCAGAAGACTTTGACACGGATCAGTGGATAAAAAGCTATCGTAAAGGACAAGCAAAAGGCGATAGCATGAAATCATCCTATTCGATGAACGCAAACCCTGTAATTGAAGCGTATCAAAGAAAAATTGTAGAAATTCAAAACGATTCTAATTTGGAAGAAGATGAAAAAGCAAATCTTATAGCACTAATAGAGCAAAAAATTAAGGATCAGACTCAGTGAGCAAGGATTATAACGATTACCTACAAGATATAGATAATCTTGATGCTATGGGCGTTAAAATTGAACAAGAAATGGATAATTATACTTTGCGTAAAGCCAAGTCTTATCTCTTTTTTGACGATGATGTAAGAATTGATTTCTTAGCACATGAGCGTTTTCCTAATGATCCTAGAGGCGCAGAAAAATACGTTAATATAAGCGGTGAACTTTATTATGAAGATCCTCGTGGTGAAACGATATACAACAACAAAAAATATTCCAAAGAGTTTCCAGACAATGAAGCCGTTGGTTTTTTTAATGACAAAATTACGCCTAATCTTGTACCAGCTGCAACATTTGTAGCAGATGTAGGAGGCGGTATGGTGGGTGCAAGAATTGGTTTTAAAAAAGGTTTGAAGGATTTAAGTTTCGGCTCAAACCCTCTTGCTAGGTTAGCACAAAAAAATTACTACGCTGCTGGTGCTTATTTATTAGGTACAACTGCCATAGGAGGTTTTGCTGGTAACGTAGCAGCTGGTTCTGTGCCTAGAACAGCAAGAGAATTAGCCATTGATCAATTTTATGTTTTGCCACCAGAAGAAATAGCGGCTGCATCAAAAGACCTAATGATTTCTTCTTCGTTTTCATTAATACCCTTTGGCCAAGGTAGTGTAGGCACCGGCAGAATTATAAGCATATTTCGTAATGAACCAGACACTTTAGCTTATCTATTAAACCTAAGAGGCACAGCCGATGATATACAACGTGAAGCACAAAAGTTTGGTTTTGATTTAACTACTGCGCAAGCTAATCAAATAAATAAAAGAGCTGCCAACATACAATACTATTTAAGCCAACAACCAGACAATAGAACTATCATGGAGTTTTATGACAATCAAGCCACTCGAATATCAGAGGCTATTCTAGCTTATGCTGATGAAATAGGTTCACAGTCTGGAAGGGTTGGAGATGTAAACCAAAGGACTGTAGACACAGCAAAAAAAGTATTAGATGACCTTACAGCAAAAAGAAAACAAAGAGCGAGTAAAATTTATAACTCTTTAAAAAATGCGCCAGATGGCACAGAAGTTGGCGGGATGCAAGGCGTTATAGATCTTATTGATAGCAAAATAGCCGGAGAGGTTTTAGACGGAAATGGAAAGGTTATACGAGTTATTGAGCCTTCACCATCTACAGTTAAGAATTTAACTGAATTTAGAAAAATATTTTTTAAAGAAGATGGCAGCTTAGTAACCGATTTGATGGAATTAGATGCTAGGCGTACAAGCGAAATGAAAGCACTTGCTTTTAAATTACAAGGTGAAGGCACTGGAGATGCTGGTCAGATTTATCAAATTATGGATGATATGACTGCCTTAATGGATGAGGCGCACCCAGATTACGCTTTGGCAAGAAGGGTTTATGATCCAAACAAACCTGCATTACAGCTTGTTGAAAAAGGCGCGATAGGTAAGTTTGGAAAAATTATGACAGATAAACAAACAGCCAATGCAATGAAGGAGCTGTTTAATCCTAATGTTTCTGAAAAGTCGTTACGAAACTCAAAAAGAATTTTACAAGCAGCAGATCCAGAGCTATTTAAGGACATTAAAAAACAATACATGATCGATGTATACGATAGGTTTTACAGAGCTCAAGATCTACAAAAAGGCATGCCACAACTGCAAAAGTTTTTTATGTCCGAAAAGAACAGAAAAATGATGCAGATTATGTTAGAGCCAGAAGAGTTTGATAAATTTTACAAACTTAACGAGCTTATGGGTATGGCGTTTAGCATACCTACTGGCGGTTCACAAACGCAGCCATTAACAGAAATGGCAGCCAAAATGCTTAATGAGTCACTAAGCGGTAACACCAAAGCTATACAATTAGGGCAACTCATTTTAAACACACCAGGTAGAATAGTCAGCGGTAGATTTGGCGACGATATGATTAATAGAATATCTAAAGAACAACAGTATAAATATCAAGAGGTGCTAACCGATATATTGTTAGCGGATCCAGATGCAGGAAAAAACTTAGATGAAGTCTACAGATTTTTTTCAGAAACAGATTTTATTGCTAAACAAGCTGGTTTAAGAGGTACAGTTAAAGGTATCGAAAATATTATTGCGCCAAGCGTGCAAGAATACCAAAGCGAAGACTTGCGAAATCAGGCTCCAACAAGCTATGACGAATATTTAGAAGACATTGAATCTATTGCACCGCCTCAATCAATGAATATAATTCCACAAAGCGGTCCAAGTAACTTGAGTGCACCAGAAATGTTATCTCCATCTATATTGCCAGATGAGGCAGACAGAGAGATTGCTATGCGTCAACAAGCTGGTGGGATTGGTTCTCTAGTATAATATTTAAGAGGACGCCTCAGAAGCTCGTATAATCGCTCCTACGACCTCATAATCAAAGTCATAACCCATGTGGCTATCCTCACCTATAACTACCTCTAGGTTGCGAGATATGAGCCTCATAAGAGCTGCTTGTTGATGTAAGGTAAGTCTGCTAAATACGTCAATAACTTCTTGGGCCTCTAGTACCGGTTTATACGATTGAGGTTTTGGTTTGTCTGGCTTGGACATCTTGTTTTTAAATATGTTCATGTTCGGATAAGCTCATAAGTCTTTTGTGTTCTTTCTGTATCAATACTTTGAGCTGATCTATCTTAGATCTGTGCTCCATATCGCAAATTGATTGCAGAAGATCATAAGTAGCCGGATCAACAGCCAAACTTTTCCTTATTTCTTTTCCGTCTTTTTTATGGTCCATGTTGTCTAAGTCTATATTCATTTGGTTAATTCTATAACTTTTAGCACAATTATACAAATAAATATGTAAATTTATCTGATATACTAAAAACCATGTATCAACTGAAAAATTACCTACTAAGCATGCAGTCGCATTGGATGATTAACCATACGACATATAAGGCTGTCCAAGACACTTTGCCAGACATAGTAAAGTTCAAAGGTCAGCAAGGTATGGAGGACATGGGTAAAACTCCGATACATAAAGTTATAAAAAAAATACATCCAGAAATATACCGGGTGCCTTTGTTTCGACGCAAATTTTGTTCTATGTTAATCAAAGAAATAGAACACATGAAAAAAGAAATACCATTTGAGACCAACACAGATGAAGACCAGCTGCGCCAAATACCAGAAATTGTATTGCGTGAACATGTCCCGGAGTTGTATCGCAGCATGTGGTTTGTGGTACAAAGCGTACTCAACCCTATGTTCAATGCGATATGGCAAAGAGATTGTAAAGATCCATCAACAATACAAATAGCCAACTACAATCTCAAAGATAAAAAACAAGGTGCCTGGCACCATGACGAAAGCGCTGATATTTCGGTGGTTGTGCCGCTCAATACTGGTAAGTATAAAGGCGGTGGCACCGCGTTTCACAACTACGGCGAGATAAGTCCGTTGCCAACGGGACATGCGCTGATCTTCCCAAGTTTCATCAATCTGCATAAAGGCCTGCCAGTTGAAAGCGGTGATAGATACCTGTTGGTTTTTTGGCTACATGATCGCCAAAGAATCATAGAATTGTACGAAAACTACCTTTAAAAAAACTTGTTATTATTGTCTGTAAATAGTTGCAATTAGTTGCAACTTGTGGCATTATATCTATGTGAGAAATTTAACTAATAACAAAAAGGAGAAAAAATGAGCAGTATCACAACATATAGTATAGATAAAGCTACTAGATTTTTAATAAAAGAGGTTGAGTATGACGCCGATACAGTGTGGACAGAAAAAACTGTTATTGAAGATTTAGGTGGTAATCACGACTTGACAAGAATATATATAAAACTTGCACTTCAAATATGGAAACCAGAAGAAATAGGCTTTTCAGATTTGATAGAAAAAGAAAGAAACAAAGGCTTCACGGCTTGGGAGTTTTTCTTAAAACAACATATTGAGGACACATGGCAACCCTCAATAACAAGTAAAATTATCAAATAGGTAAAACAACTAATACAAATCTGATAACTCTACAGTCTGGATGCCTTCCACATTGTAGGGTTTGAAGTCGTCTTTATCCTTACATTTCAACAATAAATCTAATGCTTGCTCATTCCTTTGGCGAGCATATACCAACGCTTCATCTGACAAGGTATATACCACATAAGGATATGGATGTTGTTTTTCTTGTGCTAGAAAGTTAAAACCTTTAGCAGTCAAGCCTAATACTCTACAAGCATCAACATAGAGTGCTGCTTGCATGTGATAGTTGAAACTATTGATTGCATTTCTAAAGCCACGAGGCGAAGCGTCACGGCATGTTTTAAGATCCCATACATACTCATTGTCATACCAGTCCATACGACACTTAAAAGGATGGCCATGCCATTCAAAGACTAAGGTGTGCTCTACTTTGTCGGTTTCTTTAGGTATGTAATCTTTGACAACCTCTCGGCGTTCCATACAAACGTCATACAAGTCTTGAGTAATAGCGGTACGATTACCAATGGTTTCCATAAAGTTTGCATATTCTTCTTTGCCAGATTTAGTTCTGCGGTCAAACTTTGGTTGGATTACAAACTCTTCACCAAACTTATGATGTTCTAAGAATACAGTGTGTTGCACTCGGCCCTCAAGTAGAGCCGGTGTTTGCACCATATCCTTTTTATTCTTCCAGCTGTACGGGCATTTAATGACCGAAGTTAGATCGTGAGATCTAAAGGCTGGTATCTCTGCATACACTTCATAAGGTATGTCGTCATATATTCCTGGTTTAAACTCCTGCATTTTTTTTCATCTCCTCTATTTCTTCTGGTGTTAAGTTAAAACAATTTAGATTGCCAGCAACAGTTCTGCGTTCACCCTCACCAAAAAAAGGATAAACACAATGTTGCATCCATGAAGGAAACAACAATAATTTGCCGGGTTCTGGTTTGATGTATCGTGATTGGGATGGACGCAAGCGTTCTGGATCTCCAATCTGATTTAAGCCATAGGTAAAATTAATAAATCCATCTATAGAACCAGAGCTGTTATAAAGGTCATACCTTTGTTCAGCCTCCTCATCTGGTCTATAGATTTGTTCTGGCACTAAAGTCCAAGTAGTAAAAGACAATCCCATATTGGATGCAGTCAAATGATCGTGTATTGGATTGTAGTCACCCTCAAAACTATGAACTGACCACAGCTTATCCATACTAATTTTCTTCGGCTGTAGAGGAGATTTGGTTAGCTCGACAAAATGTTTTAGATAAGCTGTGCTCAAACTCTCAACAATACTTACAAATGGTTGTAAGCTCTGGTCTGTAAAATCCATTTTTAATTGTTCGCCTTGGTGTATCTGACCAACCAAAGAGTCAGATGCAGACTCACGCTTATCATTGGACCTCAAAGCATCAAGATACTCGTTGAGAGTCGTCACTACCTCGGAAGGTAATTGGTGTTGCAACATGATTGCAGCTGGCAAAGAAAAAACTTGGTACTCAATTTGGTTACTCATGTTCTTGCTCTGTCAGTTTCACTAACTCAGTCATTATCAACGAATAGCCAACAAGATCGTCAGCGCTGTCAATATGCTCTGGGTTATTAATAATTCGGCAAGACTTAAAGACAATCATCATGGCACAGCACTGCGAGGGTGTAAGCTCTACGCCTAGAAGTCCACTCCAGGCATTTGCAAGTTGCACAAAGAAAGCATCTGGTTTGGCATAGGCCTCGCCTTTGCTGTCTAAAAGTTTTGCTATTTGTTCTGCTTTGTCTGTAAACATATTTAGGTGGTGAGCAACCGCCTCTTCGTTATGAAAAGGTTGGTGTGAGAAACTCGGAGAATGGTCACTCACCTTAACTGTTAAAAGGGTATGTTGTCTTCGTCGAAAGAGCTGTCGTTCATATCTTTGGCAGCTTGCTCGGTTAAGTTGCTAACCTCGTCTGCCATAGAACCTTGTTCAGATCCTTGTCTAGGATTGACTGCTTGATACTCATAACTACTTTCAATATCGCTTTGTTGCCAAGTTGGTAATGCAAAAAATATGTCACACATAGCTTTGCTTTCTGGACTTTGCTTACCTCTAAAATCATCAAGGTAAACATCTAAGTCAAAGATAACAGCGTCGTTGATAGTATCGACTTTCTTTACACCCTCTCTTGGCTCACGCAGTGCTAATATCTTTGGCTTGCCACCGGGTGAAAAATCAGTTTTTGCTGTATGACCTACTTCTATTCTTGCAGTGCAACCAATCAGATTGGATATATCAAAACCTTTGAGCTCTTGCTCACTGAAACTTTTACCACGCCAGCTCTCTAAATCTTTACGCAGAGCCGCAGCCTCAAACAAAGATGCAGTATAAGTTTTAAAGACACCAAAAGGTCTGCCGTCTTCCATGGTTATTGGATTGTTTTCTGGATCCAGTGCATGAGTAATTTCAAAACACAGATGCACTCTGGTTTTCTTGCTAGTAACACCTTTGTATTCTTGGTCAGTTGTGCCCATGTCTACAATGCTGTAGCAAGTGCCTTGGTAGATACCTGGTTGTAAATTTGGTAGATCTCCGCCACCACCTTCGCCACTAATTGTTAAGCTCATAATTATTTCTCCTCCATAATGTGTTTGCAAAATTTCATAAACTTGGATATTATTCTATAACCATTTGCAATACAAAGCAAACAACAATTTAACCGGGATGATTGATGTCATTAAAAATAAAGGGACCTAACAAAAATTTCAACGCACCATTCACAAAAGATTATGTATCTCAGTTTCAAGATTTTCTAGCCACTAATGGCTACGAACCCGATCCCAAAAAGGGACTGGTTACCGATGGCTCGGTAGGTCGAGCGTACATCAACATTGGCAATCAGAGAAAGCTCGTCGGCTGGTATCAAGCATGGCTTGACCAATCCTCCCCCTTTGGCCGTATTGGTGATTATCGTATCAGCACGGACCAGCCGACAGCGATCTGGAAACCAGAGAACAGTCAAAAGTTTCGCATGACTAAAGAGCAACGCGCCGAGATTGAGGAGCTCAGACGTCAAGCCGAGGTTAAGTCAGCAGAAAAGTATTCGCAGGCCGCGCAGCGTTCCCAGTCGATTTGGGAGCAATGTGAAGAGGTACAAAAACATGCTTACTTAGAAAAGAAACAGGTTTTGTCCTATGGGTTACGCAAAGACAAACATGATAATTTAGTTATCCCACTCAAAGACAAGCAGGGTTCTATTGTTGGACTACAGTTTATCGCTCCCGATGGCACCAAGCGTTTTCTCACTGGTTCTAAAAAAAGCGGTAGCTTTTTTCTTCTCGGCAGAGAAATATTTAAAACAAGCGACAGCTTAAATTACGCCGAAGGCTATGCCACTGCCGCATCTATATACGCTGACCGCTCACAGCCGGTGGTCGTGGCGTTCGATGCTTACAATCTTGTTAAAGTCGCAGAGGTTATGTATCAGTATTTTCCAAGGCATAAGCACGTTTTCGTGGCGGATAATGATGATAGTAAAACAGGTGAGAAAGAAGCTCAGAAGGCAGCAGCTTACATACAAAAGCAGGGCGGTTACGCCGAGATACAAATGCCAGAAACAAAGGGCGACTATAACGATCATAAGAACGAAGTTGAAGTGGTGGAAGGCGAAGTGATCTTGCAGAATGTCGATGTCCCGGTGGAGTACGACTTTAGTCGTAGTGCAAGCGGACGCTTTCTAAACACCAAAGACAATATCGGTGGGGTTATGAAAGTGCACAATATTGATGTGCGCTATAACGTGATAAAGAAGAAGATGGAGATAGACATACCGGACACAACCTTTATCGCTGACATGCAAGAAGAGGCGTCGCTGATTGAGGTTGAAAACCGCTGTATTAATATGGGCATACCGCATACTAAGGTGAGGGATTATCTCAAGATCTTAGCGCGTGAATACAACCCGGTAAAAGAATGGATTGATAGCGAGCCGTGGGATGGACAAGACCGACTACCTACCTTTCTCAGTTCGCTGACTACAGAGGAGTCCGCGCAGCTTCGAGATTTGCTACTCAAGAAATGGTTAATCTCTTGTGTGGCTGCCGCCTATGAAAAGAATGGCGTTGAGTTAGAGGGCATACTTGTTTTGCAGGGCGCCCAAGGACTCGGTAAGACCTTATGGTTCAAGCGCCTATGTGATTACAATAAAGGCTGGCTCTTAGAGGGTGCAACGCTCAACCCTTCTGACAAGGACTCTGTAAAGAGAGCCGTTAGTCATTGGATTGTAGAGCTAGGCGAAATCGAGTCCACCTTTAAGAAGTCCGACATAGATCAGCTGAAAGCGTTTGTGACGTCGAAGACGGATGAACTGAGGCTACCCTATGACCGAGCCTTTACGACCTATCAGCGCCGCACGGCGTTTTATGCCAGTGTGAACGCACGCGAGTTTTTGACGGACACGTCGGGTAATCGAAGATTTTGGGTACTCGCTGTTAGAGACATAGACGTCAATCACGGCGTCAACATGCAACAGCTGTGGGCCCAGGTAAAAGAAACAATGTATGTGCCCGGACAAAAGAATTGGTTTCTCTCGCCAGATGAGCGTGAGCTCTTGCAAGATAGTAATGAGCAATATCGAACACAGTCTAGTGTGGAGGATCTTATCTTGGAGCATGTGGACTTTACGAGCGACCGCACTCAACCGGTACAAATGACTAAGCTCTTGCGCGATTTGGGGATCAAATCCCCGAGGATGCCAGACTTCAAAGAAGCAAGCCGTGTCCTACACGAAAGAGGCATCGAGCCGCGCAGAAGTAATGGCAAGAAGATATATGACATAGATTACACGCCGATTGAGGATGACCTGGGTGGATCATTAGGGAGTAATTGGAATGATTAAATTACCAAATAAGAAATACAATATCATATATGCTGATCCACCTTGGACATTCAAAACTTATTCTGAAAAAGGCAAAGAAAAAAAATCTGCTGAAAATCATTATGACTGCATGAAAATAGAAGATATATACAATCTTCCAATACAAAATATTGCAGATGATAACTGTGTTCTGTTTTTATGGGTTACTTACCCTTTATTAAAAGAAGGATTGCAAACAATAGAAGAGTGGGGATTTACTTATAAAACTTGTGGGTTCAGTTGGGTTAAAAAAAATAAAAAAGCAGACAGTTTCTTTTGGGGTTTAGGTTATTGGACAAGAGCAAATAATGAAATTTGTTTGTTAGCCACAAAGGGTAAGCCAAAAAGAGTATCAAAATCAGTGCATCAAATAGTACACGAGCCTATTGATAGACACTCAAAAAAACCGGTTGTAGTTAGAGATAAAATTGTAGAACTGTGTGGCAATTTGCCAAGAATAGAATTATTTGCAAGAGAAAAAGCAAACGGCTGGGATGTTTGGGGAGATGAGGTGATTGATGATTGACATAGTGCTTGGAGTGTTAGGTACACTGTTTGGGATGGTTGCTGCGAGCGTACTCTTGTTCATGCTGTATATGATATTTGATAAAGATTAGCAAATATATGCAAAGGTTTATAACAAAAGGGTATAGCAAAGGGTATAGCAAAGGGTATGCTGAAATGCTGTATTTATGGGGGTTTGAGCTACTATTAGTGTATAGTGTATATATATATAAAGATATTATTATTTAGTGGTTATAAGATGGTATTCTTATGGGTTACAAATAGGGTATTTAGAAATGGTTATACACTACCCTCTATACACTGGTTGAATTATGAATGAATGGCATGGCGGTAAAGGATCAAGAAAACGTCCGTATGATCCAAAGGTTTTTGATAGAGAGTTTGATAGAATATTTAAACGCAAGAAAGTTAAAGCAATGTGTGAAAAATGTGGAAAGTATATTGTGATAGAAGATATTAAAACGCATGACTGCAAGGAATAGATATGCCAAAGAAGATTAAGAAGAAACCAATCGCCGATGCGCCGTTGCAATTTGATAAAGATGAGGAGCACGGCTTAACTGAAATGCAGGCCAGCTTTGTTTGGCATTACACCGAAGGTGCGTGCGGTATGACGGAGGCAGCTAGAAAAGCTGGGTATGAGTTTCCAAGTCAGTCGGCGAATAAATTATTGAACGGCAAAGATTATCCAAATGTGGTTAAAGCTATCCGAATTAAACAAGATGAGCTCGCAGAAAAATATGCGATCACTCCACAAAAGACTGGCACAATGTTGTGGAAAGTTATGGAAAGTGCATACGAAAATGGGCAGTTCAATGCAGCGGTCAGTGCTATCAAAGAGCTAAATCAACTCGCTGGTTTATCAATCAATAGATCCCAGAACATAAACATCAATGCAAACCTAGAGAAGATGAGCAGGGAGCAAATCAAAGAAAGATTAGGACAGTTGCTTGGTGCTGAAACCTCAAACTATTCTGCAAAAGATAAATAGATAAATAACTTGCTATGGAGCGCTTTCCGGTCAGAAACAAAAAAATCTGGAAAAAAACAAAAAAATGCCGTAAGTCATTGATTTTCTGTGCTTTTTTGGGTGTGCAATCCTGTATTCTTTTGTGCAACTATGTGCAACTTGTGAGCACAACAGTAACGCGCAACAAATTGGAGTCCCTAGGATCGGCTTTTTTGCTGGCATTTGATTAATTAGGGACCCCTACCACCCGTATATACAGCAGCGCGTTGTAGTTGTAGCTATAACTAGGTTTGATACATTGAATCACAAGAAAAACTCAAGGCAAAAAAATTTTGTGAAAAAAATTTTGCAATGCGTTTGCAATTTTTTGCAAATTTTGAGAAACTTTATCAATGCCGATTAACTCCAGAAATAAAGGCGCAACATTTGAACGTGATATAGCGAAGATCCTCAATGGTTTTTTTGCTGACAATGACATAGATTTCCAAACCAAACGCAACTTAGACCAATACCAACAAAAAGACCTATGCGATTTGGATATACCCTTTCATGCGGTTGAGTGCAAATTCTACAAAGAAGGCGAATGGTTAAAGTCCGCCTGGTGGGATCAAGTTTGCAGTGCCAGTAATGGTAAGATTCCTGTACTGATATTTAAGTTCAACCGCAGACCGATTCGTGTTTGCATACCCCTGTATGCGATTAACCTGGAGTGGCCGCACGAAAACGACAAGATCTGTGTCATGGCGATAGATGATTGGCTTGATACATTGAAAAACAACTGGCAGAACTATGAAAAACATTTTGTGGTTACAACATGAACTATAAATTCAACAAATTTTATTACAAACCATTGCCGGACAATCTAACGATTAAAAATAGTGTTATCGAAGGCTTGGGACTCTTCGCAGCTGAAAAGATACCAGCTGATACAGATTTAGGTATGACTCACATTAAAATACCAATTATTAATGGCTACGTTCGTACGCCTTTAGGTGGTTTTTTAAATCATACAGAAACACCAAATTGCTGCTTAATAGAACTTTTGGATTGGGACGATTATAGGATTTTTCATTTACATACAATAAGTCATATTAACGAGGGTGATGAGCTTACTTTAAATTATCATGCAGACGAAAACTGATATTCTACCTAATCACGGCGTAACCGGTCTGTCTGTCAGCCAAGATGATGTAGAACTGTTCTTAGATTATGTGGTTGAAGCCGAAGGTATTGTGGCCAAAGTGCACGATAAAGGCGATGAAATCGAGCAAACGACTGTCCGGGACGCTACTATTTACTATATTGATGAAAAACAGACGCGTTTGTATCAAATTTTGAACAAAATTGCCTTTTCAGCCAATAAATACTTCAAATATGACATTACTGGCATAGAAAAAGCGCAGATAATTCACTATAAAGCGCCATCTAACGGCTATGAGTATCATTTGGACATAGGACCAGAGGGTACAGCTGCTACACGCAAGATCAGTATGAGCCTTTTGCTCAACGAAGACTATGAAGGCGGCGAAATTTGCTTCCGTTCCAGCGAAAATGAGAGCTGTACGCGCCCAAAAATGGGTGAAGTGGTAGCATTTAGCTCTTTTTTGTCACATAAAGTCAAACCTGTGACCAAAGGCGATAGATATGTCGTTGTTGCTTGGTTCAATGGTCCGCCTTTTAGATAAATTAAGTCTGTGCTAAAATTTTTGCATGACCGAAGATGAAAGAAAAGCATTGCAAGAGCGAATACAACAGAGCGACCTGTCTGCTTTTTCATCTATCGGCAGTCCACTGCCAGGAACAGGTATTTATTACAATTCAGAAGACCGAGCACAACTAACACCAGCACAGACCGCTTATATAGGAGCTATTTTTGCACCGGGCGCAGGCATAGCAGATGCAACTGGTAATTTTCCAGAGTTCCCCGGACCAGATGTAGCGCTAGAAGATGCTTTTGCTGGCGATCCTATGCCCAGCATTAGTGAAAACATAGCCGCAGGAGGTATCGACAGATATGTGATAGCTCCACTACAAGGACTAGGTGTTTTGGGAGATGCAACTTATGCAGCACCCTTTGTCGGACCTCTACTTGGAGCAACTGTTGGTTCTGTCTTAAAAGGTGTTGGAGCTTTAAGTGCGGTTCCAGGCATGATTGCAAAAGCAAAGAAAACTTCCACAGGCATTGAGGCACTCAAAGGTACAGATGCAACCAAAGCTGCGCTCAAAGAAAATTTAGACAAATTTGCCAAAGATGAATACGGCTTTGTATCGCCATCTTTGGAGGCCTTACTTAAAAGTGCACCACCAAACTTAAAAGGTAAACAAATTACTGAATGGCTTAATGCAAACGCCAACAAAGGCGTCAAACCCAAAGAGTTAGAATATCTAGGTATAGATGAGTTTGTTGCCACTAATCCCAAAGCAACTATCAACGAAGTAGTCGAGGGCGTAAGCGATAATAAAGTCGTGGTTGGAAAAAACACTTATTTCCACAATGCAGATGCACCGGAGATAGACTTTGATATTTCTACTCCAGAATTTGATCCGCTAGATCCTACTTATAAAAATTATCAAAATATAATAGAAGATACACGTTATGACATAGAACAAGGTGATAATTACACAACGCAAGAAGTCATAGACTTTTTCAACCAAAGCAATCCACAGGCTGGAGCCATGACCATTTCTGATGTTGATAATTATTTATCAGCTAGAAACGAAAGCCTAGATGATTTGATAGACAACTTTGCAAAAGCCCAATATTTTAACGATCCATACGAATTAGTCGTACCAAAATCTACCAACCAAGTCTACGATGTTGACATAGCAGATAATACTTTTGCTTTTGGCAACGATTTAGCTGGTTACCAACTTTTTGTAGGCGGTAAAAGAGTGACTGATCCAGATAATGTTGCTTACAGCCGTACCGAGGCACAAATACAATTACGAAACGCCTTAGAAGAAGGCGGCGATCCGCTACGACTACCAGGCGAAACAGATTATTTATCCACGGAAACACGTTACAAAGGTGATGTAGATAAAACATTACCTGGCGGAGATAATTACCGCGAAGTTGTATTTACTTGGGAAAACGCACCAGTAGAACATGGCGTGCAAAATCATTTCGACGAGCTCAGTCAAATATCTAGCGCTCTGATTCGAAACAGAAAACTAGCCGACGGCAAACAAACTTTGCATGTCGACGAGCTACAATCGGATTTGCATACTAAAGGTTCGAGAGATGGTTACTCTACACCAGAGCTCGATGCAGAAGATGCAATACAGTTAGGAAAAATGTCCTCTGGTATTAGTACTGAGTTTACAAAACTTAAAAATAGGATATTGCCAAAGCTCGAAGATGCCATGGGAGATAGAGTTACTATTGGATCTGTAGACATAAATCAAATAAAAAGACAAATAGCAGATGCAGAGGAACTTTATGCTAGAAATCCTCAAGACAGATATTCTCTTGTTAGAATGAACGATGCTAGAAGAATTATGTTTGATGCTATAAATAGTTTGAACGAATTAGGGGTGGGCAAAGGTGCAACTTTAGAAGATATAGCTGCATTTACACCTTTTGATGACGCCTTGAAACCAGCTTTCAAAATTGCATCTGCTAAAGAAGCAAGAGTTCCTAACTACCCTTTCAAAGACGATTGGTATGCCATGTCACTGAAACAACTACTCATGGACGCGATTGAAGAGGGTTCCGATGCTATTTCTGTATCAAGCTCCGCTCCAATCAAAGCGAGATATACCGATCAGTATAGCAAGTTTTATGAAACTCTATACGATCAGAAGATACCCTCGGCCATGAAAAAGCTAGCAAATAAATACGGCGGTAAGTTTGAGAAAGGGAAATTAGATTTAGACGATATTTATAAACCCAAACCAGGGGATGTAAGATTAGATCCTTATGGAACTGGAGGAGAAAGATTTGACGCCAACATCATCTACATCACGCCAGAAATGAAAAAGAAAATACTTGAGGAAGGCTTTTCTAACTTTGCGATTGGTGGAGCTGTCCTAAAACCTTTTTCAATCGACAATATCGATATATTTAATCCTTAGTATCTTTCTCTAGGATTTCTTTTTTTCTTGTCTTAAAATCTTCGATTAATTTATCGTAATGCTTGGGACTCATGCGCTGCATAGTTGCTACAGCTTTTTTATTGACTAAATAATGTTTTTCTAAAGCCGCAACTGTGTCGGTAGGCATAAAGTAAAACATGGCTAAGTAAATGTTTTCTGCAAAGTCAAAATTTTTTTTACTTTCCTTATTATGAAAAGGTATCGGCGGTATGTGTGGCATAACTAATTCCAAACAGGAAAGTCAAAGCCTTGCTTTACGAGCTCGTCATAGATTCTCTTAGCCTCTTCTTTTGAGTATGGCTCAAGTTGGTCTTTGCGACGCTCACTAGAATTTTCTGTGTACCAATCTTGAAAAGTCGGCACATAGATTTCTTTTTCAGCTCCACTTCTCATAAGTTTCCTCCAAATCATCTTTATCAACAAAACTTACCTGGTTAGTTTCTTCGTCTAGGAATCTAACCTTACCCTCGTCATTATAGCCATAAAAATATCCGAATATGGCATGACCTAATAATTTTACACGTTGGCCGTGTTCAAGATTTGCTTTCATCTCTCCTCCTTTTATATTCTTTGATTAATATTTCTGCCTCACGATTGCAGTTATCTGCAAGATCGTTGAGTGCATCAATTTCTTTTAGGATTTGGTCTTTTTCTAATAGGTTGGTTACATTCGGCAGCTGATCTTCTAAGGCTTCAATCTGCATGGTACAAAGGTCCCGGAAACGACTAGCCACATCCTCTAAGTGAATGACGTTATCTTTACTCATCGTGTTCCATGTTTTGATATATGTGTTCGATTACTGCTACGCACCAGCCATTTCCGAGCATGCGGTAGCGCTGTGTGTTAGACACACCCGCAGTATAATCTCTCGGCACTGTTTGTAATGCTTCACACTCACGACAAGTTAGCTTGCGCCAATGTAGTTCGTCAACACTATCCCATTCATGTCTATCGTATGATCCTCTGCCACCAGATCTAACAGTCTTTGATTTTTCTCTAATTTTAGAAGCCACCACACTATCTTTACCAACTGTTGTTATTGCATTTGATTTATCATCCTTACGCAGCTCTAACATTTGTTTGCTTTTGCCAGCAATGGAATCGCCTTTTGTTCCTAGTCTTTTGCCA